ATCATTGGATGAAAGATTAATTTGAATTTAATTTATTTCATCCAAATAATCGTTTATTTCTTCTGGTGCTGGTGCTGGTGCTGGTGCTGCGTTGGGTGGCCGTTGTTCCCAGCATCCATCAGTCTGTTTCATACAATGTAACAAGCATTTCAGAGTAACCCGATATTGAGTTCATCTGGTGCTGGTGCTTTAGCTCCTGGCAATCTTTCCGCTCTTGCCAATCTTTCCTCTCTTTCTCTTGCCAATCTTTCCGCTCTTGCTTTTTCCGCTCTTGCTCTTGCCAATCTTTCCGCTCTTTCTCTTGCTGCTAATGTTCCCGCTTTTGCTCTTGCTGCTAATGTTTCCGCTTTTGCTCTTGCTGCTAATGCTTCCGCTCTTGCTCTGAATTCTTTTTCCGCTTTTGCCACTGATTTTTCTATGGTTGTTCCATCCCTTAATGTTTTTTGTACAAGCACATGTAATTCTCCTGCAACTATTAATTTTGTTTCTGCCATTGTTCTTATTTCTGGTGAAAATGATCTCGATGCAGCTCTTCCCTCCCTTTGTGTTTTTTGTACGATCACGTTCAATTGATTTGCAATTGTTGATTTTTCTTCTGCTATCGTTTTTTCTCTTACCATTTTAAATGCTTCGATTATTGCGTAATTCACTTTTGTTCTGATGATGGACAAATTATCCTGGCCTTTCACAATAAATTGTCTTGATTTGGCTATTTCATCACGAATTTTATTAAAAATCCCTTGAACTTGTAATAACATGTTTGGGGTTAAATGTTGCTTTGCCATGTTATATTCCATTCTAAATATTTCAATTTTTGTTCTGATCGAATGAGACTTTCGTAAAGAATTATCATGATCCACTCTAAATATTTGAAATTGTTCAGGAGTAAAAATCCCTACCGGTTTGGAACTGTTGAAGGTAATTTCCAATGATTCTTTAAAACATGTATGTTCAAAAATGAGTTGGTCACAATTTGTTGTCAACAAATTAAAATTTTGTTCTATGATATTGATCTGTTCCTGAGAAACCATGCCACCTTTTTTTGAATAAAACTTGATATATTTTTTTAATATGTTTGTTCCATTTTTATTAAAAATTGATGATTTATTGTTGTTTGAAGGATCAGTAATTGAATATTTCATTAATATACACAAATCTTTTTTTTGAGAAAATAAATTTTTAAATTTTTAGTTTTGCGTTGATAAATATTGTTCAATTTGTAAAATTTTTTTGTCTGGTATTTGTTTTGAAATATTAAAAATATCAGTTTTTGTAACATATCTTGATAATGATGTGAGATTGTACAATTTGTATTCACTTACCAAACATAATCCATTATGATGTGCTTCATCTGGAAATCCTAAAAATTGTCCTATATTTAGAGCTATTTGAATTATTTTTCGTAAGATTGGTTTTTCAGTTGTGGGTATTCTGACTTGTTGGATTAAAAAATGCATTGATTCAATTATATGTTCATTTCCATATCCATCTTTGTAATGCTCAGGTAACAACATTAATTTATCAATAATTTTTTTAGATATAGGTTTCCATGAAGATGCTTTGATTGGAATTGAATTTAAAATAGATTTGATGGGTTGCCAGAAAACTTGTCCATCAAATCTATTTTTATACTTGGATCTTAATTTTTGTGATTTGTTTCTAATGATATTAAACAAATATTCCAATTTAGTTGTCATTTATAATTTGTTTAGAAAATATTTTTGTGTTTTTTATGATTTCCTAATAAACACTGAAAATTTAACAAAAAGTACCAATTAACATATATTTTTAATGGATGTGTGGTATATTTATATTTCATGGTACAAACAAAAATACCATGAAATCTATTTGAGAAAATAAAATTCTGTTCATTCCTCAAAAGTTTTGATCTTGTTAAATCATCATTTTGTTTTCTTGTCAAAAAAAAATAACATGAATTTTATATCAATTTTGTTGTATGTGTTCATCAATTTTTGTGTTCCAACAATCTCAAAAATTTGATTTTTTTGATGGAGGGCAATCAACCAAATCAACCAAATCAACCAAATCAACCAAATCGACTAAAATGTTTGGGAAAATATTTCGAATGTTCATTATATGGTTGTTCTTTCGTACCATTATCAGAAGTTGTTTTATCATTGAAATCAAACCATACCCCTGGTTCAAAAATATCATTGAAAATTTTGGAAAATTTGGAAATACTGAAATAATGGAACAAACGATGGAAAGTTATATTCAAAAAAAAAATGAACTTCCAATGCTTCCACCAACCTATTATAATGGATATGTTTATTTTCCAAAAATAAGTGGAACAGTGATCAATCCCAAATTGAGTATTAATTTTGAAAATTATATTAAAAGTGAAATAGATAGCGGGAATTTGAAAACAGGAGATATTTTGGAAATTCCTACTAAAAGTGGTGTTTGGACATATATGATATATGATAAGATTCAACAAACTTCAGGGCAAAATTATGGAATAATAGCGAATCCAATGTTTACAATTGATAGAATTTTTTTGAAAAATCTTAATGAACAAAATGCTGATATGGTGGCACCAATAAAACATCTCAAAAGATGCGTCTATAATGAAAAATTAACCAAATGTGAAGAAACACAAATTGTTCTTTGACAAAAAAAAATTCAAAAACTTTAATTTTTATACAATGTAAAATATTTACTAAATTTTTTCTGAGATTTTGCGATATTTTTAGCTCTACACCAATTTTTAGATATAATTTTTAAATCTCTATTTTTATTCAAAGTTATCATATTTTCTATTTTAAACCAAGAAACTTCACATATTTCTTTCTTGTCTATTGGACTGATTTTTAATTTATTTTCTTCAATGATAATTGGATAATAATAACTATTTTCAAGTTTTATTTTTGGTTGAGAATTTTTCACACATATTTTTAATCCAGTTTCTTCCCAAGTTTCTCTAATAGCACATTCAGCAAACGATTCTTTTTTTTTTATATGTCCTTTTGGAAATCCCCATTTATCATAATTTTTACAAAAGTTGTTTTTTACTAAAATTACTTTGGTCATATCATTATTGAATATTATTGTCCCACATTTAAAATATTTTTTTCGATCTGTTAAATAATGAAATCCATATTTTCTTGAATTTAGATTTTTGTGATATCCATAAAATCTGGAGTTTCTATATTTATTTTTGATAATTTTGGTTCCAGAACCCATGCTATAAAATATATCGTTGGGAACAATACAAATCAAATTTTTTGGACGGTTGTTGGTCATAACAGTAAATAGACAAAATAATTTAAATCTATTTTGAAGTTTTGATTTTTCATTGTTTATCCGAATTAAAATTTTTGTTATTTTCAATCAGTTGATTTTAAAAATACAATTAAAATTTAAAACATCTAATATTTCTTTTCTAATTTTGTTGGTGTTAAAACCATTAATTATTGAAATTAATTTGTTATTTCTCAACAACAAAAAACATGGAATTCCTGTCAAAAAAAATTTATTTTCTATTTCTTTGTGTTTTTCAATATTTAATTTAAAAAAATCAATTGGTAAATCACATAATTTTAATAATAAATTTTCTGAGTTATTTTTGGAACATGAATAAGGGTACAAATCAGAATATATAAATAAAATAACTAAATTTTTGGATTTTTTTATATTTTTTAAATAATCCTTGAATTTATCAAATTCTAACTTGTTCATCAAAAAGTATAAATCTATGATAAAATTAATTTTTAAATGAGATTGGAAAAATTTATATTTGTTCAAAAAAACTGTGTGATACAAATTAATTAAATAAATTTTTTATAATGGTACATGTTAATGGATTGTTTGGAAACAACACTACATAAATATTATATTAAAACAATGGAATCTTTATTTCCTAAAAAAATCAAACCAAAAAACAAATTCAAAATTTACATGATTAATTTTGTTCACATGATTGGAACTTTATATGTTTTTTTTGGAATTTTTACTCCATATAAATATTTACATTTGTACTTGATTTATTTAATAACAATTATACTTTTGTATTTTATTCTTAGAGACAAATGTTTTATGAATGAAATTTTAGATAAAAATATCAAAAAAAAAATTCAAATTAAAGCGGGTTCGAATTCTTTGAATTGTGTGGATTCAAAAATAACACATTTAAAAATGAAAACTATATATTTTATAATTCTAACTTTGATAATAATAACAATAATTGGATTAATCAGTAAAGATCTCTCGATTAGTAATATGATAGTTGAATTGATTAAAAAATTAAATGAAATGTCTCTTGGTTTTCACATTATACCCTTAGTAACATTGTACGTATGGATAATAGGTTATTTTGTTTTGATTGGAAGAAAATCAACCTAATTTAAATTTTTCAATTATTTTTTCTAATTCATTAAATAAATTGTCTACATCAACATTGATTATTTGATCAAACATTGATGGGTGTATCAAATCTATTTCTTGTTCGGATTGATGGCCAAATCTAGATACATGTTTTTCAAATGTGTTTGGATATTCTAATTTTAGTCTTCTTAATTGTAAATCTTTTGATATATTTAATTTAACAATGTAGAAACCATTTTTTCTCAGAGAATTAATTTCGTTTAAAAATCTGGCATCATCAACACAAACTAAATTATGTTTCTTGGATTGTTTGATGAGATAATTAGCAAACACATCAGGATTAATTTTTCTCATAGCAGTTCCAATATTTTGTAGCAATTTTCTATTTTTATTTTTCATGTCAAATAAATCATGTGCAAGTTCTTTGATTTTATCAGCAAATGATAATTTTATCATTTCATTTTTGCATCTATTTATCAAATATACGGAAGAAGTGGTTTTTCCAGAACAAATCTTTCCTGAAAAAGCTATTTTAAATGTTTTTTTCATTTAATATTTTAAAAATAAAAAAATAATGTATTCAAATTTAATTTTTAATGAGAGATAATGGTTGAATAAATAATTCTATTTCTATTTCTTTTTTGATTGTGGAATATCCACATTTTTTTTGAAAAATTTCTATATTTTTTTTAAAATATATTTTGTTTTTCTTAGATTTACTAAAATTAATTAAACCATTGTTATACAATTCAGTTAATTTAGGATTAATCAAATATGCTTCAATTTTTGTTTTATTTCTTACAAATAATATCCCTTTGGAACATTCAAACAATGTGACAAATCTCAAATAATAAATGATTAATTTAGAATTGATTTCAAAATCTTCACAAAACACACAAAGCCCAACAATTTCTCCAAACATACTCAAATCTGTTTTATTTTCAAAATCAAAAGTTGTTATATTGGCATTAATTATATTTTTAGATATACTTCCATAAATTATGGAGGTTTTTTCATTGTGAAACATTTCATTAATGTTATAACACATTGGATAAAAATTTTTCATTTGATTTAAAAGAATGTTATATTCATCTAAAAAACAAATTTTGTATTTATTTCTCCATGAATCATTGTTGAGGAAAATTCTGAACATATTCCATTTTTTTTCATAATCTTGAATACGTTTGATATTAGACATAAAACATGATATTTTATTTTATCCAAAATGAAAAATCAAATTTTATTTGGACGTTTTAGCATGGACAATAATTGAGCATGGATCAACAATAATCAAAGAACAAATTTTTGGAAAACCAAATTGTGAATATTTTCAAATTCCAATAAGTTCAAATAATTTTTAATGATTGAGAAAAATAAATGGTGGGTCAATAATTATCTAAAAACCATAACTTTGGCATGTAAAACAATCAAATGAAATCTATGAAAATTTCTTGTGTATTATATGATGGATGAACAACAATTAATTGGAAATGAAAATTTCAAATACATCAAATATTTGGGAATTGTGATTTTTGTTGTATTTTTAGTGGTGCTATGTTATAAAATGTTCCAGCGTTATTGGGGAAATGAAATAAAATGGCCCAAAAATATTTCTCACTGTCCTGATTATTGGAAAGATATGGGAAATGGAAAATGTAGAAATATCAATAATTTAGGAAATTGTCAGAAAAAAATGGTTGGCTTTAAAAAAAACAACAATAAAAAAAAATGTAGATGGGCTAAAAGATGTAATGTTTCATGGGAAGGAATTGATAATTTGTGTTGAATTTAGATGATTTATATTTATTTGATGATTCATGTCGAATTGACTGTCAAAAATAATGAAACTGGTCAACCAATAGTTGTATTTTCCAGAAACTATCACAAGAACAACAAATACCAAAATTTTTCAAAACAATGGAAAAAAATACACATGTGAGAAAAAATATATATACAGTAACATTTTACAACTAAAAAGCAAGACCACAAACGAGCAAATAAACAAAAATTTTTGTTATTTTGGTGTTCAAGTGTATAAATTTGGACACTGGAAATCCATTTCTTTAGAAGCCTATGGGATTTTTAGAAAATGGCATTTTTTTATGATTCAGGATTTTTTTTGATAACCAAAAGGTTCAAATAAAGTTCAGATTAGTTTTCAACAAATTTGAATTGAACCAAATGGTTCATCAAACAGTGGATGGAAAAATATTGAAAAAAATATTTATTTGGCTTCTTGTATGGTCATAAATCAAAACAAAAATATCTTTTAATAAATATGTTTAGTCCATTAAAGGATAACTGATTGATTATTTGGGATTTCAAAAACTGAAAAAGCCCAACTGGTTGGACTTTAAAAATAGATATAGACAAGTGCAAATAAAGTGGTAATGTCTAATCAAATTGAATTTAGCAAGTGCTATTTGTACTTAACTGCTAATCAACATTTTGACACTAAACTATTACTTTCAACAAAAAGAAATTATTGGGCCACTTCAACTGAAATGTTACAAGATAACATAAATCTATCTTTATCACTTTTACTGAAAAATGGATTTACCAAATGAATTAATTTAGATTCCCAAATAACCAAAAGTCCTGGTTTGGGTCTAACATGAAATAATTTATTATTGATCATAAATGACACACATCCAGAAAATGTTTGTTTTGTATCTGGATCACCATCATCAATATAATAAGCTAAACTGTAATAATGTTTTCCAGATACCATGTTAGATGTTAAATGATTATGGGGGCTTAGAAAAGTTCCATTTTTGAATTTTTGAATCCATGAATTAGTTATATCCAACTTGAATTTTTGGTTAGTGGAATAATACAAATTTAAAATTTCTTTTATTCCAATGAAAATATTGGACTTTAATTTTTCTATTAAAGAATGATCTATGTCTAATACGTTGTTGAGTGGAACATAAGCATTTTGAGAAGTAAACAAAATATTTTTTTTATTTGGATCTTGATTATTTTGAATGAACAAATTACTATCCTTAGTTTCGTTGGAAGTTATGTTACACAAAAACTCATTAATTTCTTCAAAATCAGATATTTTTTTAATGAACATTGGAACAGGATCAATATCTATGATATTTTTTGAAATGGGTATTATATTATTAGTTGTCAAAGAAATACCCTTTTTATTTTTGTCATTCATCAATTCTTGGATTATATCATTCATAAGAATTATTTTTATGGTTTTTTTAAATAAAAATTTATTTTGTAAGA